CAATTGCGGAATTAAGTAGTGTAATGTACATTAACATTCCTAACCATAAGATGCAGAACAACCAGAGGTTTGTTTATACTTCTGATGGAACTGGATCAATACCTGGCTTGACTTCAGCGTTCACTTACCATGCTCTTGTAAATGGCCCAGATCATATACAGGTATCAGATAGTGCAGACGGAGCACCAATTGGTATTGGAACAACAGATGCTGGTAACTTTATATTAACGGTTCCATCGGTAGCAGGAATTTCATCTGCTGTTGGTACTGTTGCTATCTCAACTGTTTCCCCGACAATCGTTGGAACAGACACACTATTCAGAAGATTCTTCAAGGCGGGAGACTCCTTTAAGGTTAATGATTCAACCATATCACCACCAACATATACAGAATTTACTGTTGACTCGGTGATTGATGATACTAATATAACAGTTACAACTCAACCAACATCTGGTATACAAACTACACAGTATTATGTTACAACCAAGATTAACACTCGACCAGATGGTGCTTTCTTACACAGACCATTTGACGGTGGAGTTGAGATTGATGCTGGTACATCACCAAACAGTTCAATCGTAAGACAGACACGTAAGTATTTCCGTTATCAGTCAGGTAAAGGTATTCAGTGTTCATTGGCGATTAACTTCAACCCATCTAGAGTAGCAACAACACTTGTAAGTAGTGCAAACACTGCATTACCTAGTGAAGTATACAGATTTACTCTTAATAGTAATGAAGCAAACTCTTGGAACGTTTCTGGTGCTGCTAGAGATGGAAGAATCTTTGGTGAAAACCCTCCAATCAATATCGTTAAAGGAGATTACCTCGTCTTTACTGTTAATGCACCAGGTCAAAATCTTTGGATTAAGACTGCTCCAACCACTGGAGTAGGTGACTCTGTTTCTGCTGTTGGTAATGGTACTGATTCTGGATCAATTAGCTTACAGACAAATGGATTAGGTATTGGAACTTACTACTATCAAAGTGAAAATGCTGGTGCTATGAGTGGAATGATAAACATTGAGGCAGTTGGTACAGCAACAACAATCGCTAAAGTAGTTACCAAATATCCTCATGGTATAACCAGAGTTAATAAAGTAACAATTAAGGGATCTGAAGATCAAGCTTACAACGGAACTTTCCAAGTTAGATCATCTACAGACTTTGAGTTTAGATATTACATAACTGATGCTACTACAACTAGTGTTCCAAATGGTATTATTGCATATAATGTTGACTCATGGCAAAATAGTAAGGTTCGTTGTGGACTATTTGATTATCAGAACGGAATGTTCTTCGAATTTGACGGTGAAAACTTATGGGCAGTAAGAAGATCTACAGTTCAGCAGTTACCTGGTACTGGTGCTGTTACTAAGGGTAGTAACTTCATGACTGGTACTGATACTAACTTTACTGGACAATTAGTAGTTGGTGATAAGATTGTAATCAGAGGTCAGAGTCATAGAATTACTCACATTCCATCTAAGACTATGATTCATATGCAACCATCATATCAAGGTGTTGATGCTTCTGATATTATTATCACAAAGACTATTGATGTTAGAGTTCAACAGAATGAGTGGAATATTGATAATGCAGATGGTACAGGGCCTTCAGGATTCTTATTAGATCTAACTAAGATTCAGATGTGCTACCTTGATTACTCTTGGTACGGTGCTGGTAAGATTAGATTTGGATTTAAAGATACCTACGGTCACGTTAAGTACATGCATGAATTCCGTCACAACAACAGACTGGAAGAAGCATACATGAGAACTGGTAACATTGCTGGTAGATATGAGATTGAGAACGAAGGAATTCCAACTTATGTTCCATCACTGTTCCACTGGGGTACTTCAATCATTATGGATGGTAAGTTTGACGATGATAAAGCGTACTTATTTACTGCTCCATCTAAGACACTAGTGTTTACAAACGGTGACTCTAACGCTGTTAATACAGTTGGTAACTCCTCTCTAACATATAGAGGTGGTTACTATAGAGATTACTATGTAAGAATTCCATTCAACCAAACTGATCAGGGTAAGTTTAGTTCTGGTGCTGCACTTTATACCGCAGACAATGCATTACAAGGTACATCTGCATCACCTTACCCACACATTGTAGATTACACTGACTTTGCTGGTGGTAACTTCAACACTTACATATACGTAGGATCATACTATCGCTGGCAGCAACCTGGTGTATATCCAAGCGTTCTTAGTGGAACTGCAGTTAACGTTGGTGCTCCTGCAACTGGTGCTGCTGATGATGAACTGGTTAACAAGATTCCACTTGTAAGTATCCGTCTTGCACCATCTGTTGATAACAACCTCACAGGTGCCTTAGGAGCAAGAGAAATTGTTAACAGAATGCAATTACAGATGAAGTCTTTGGGTATCACGTTGACTCATGACTGTACTGTTGACCTAATCTTGAATGGACAAAGTAGTAACAGAACATTTAATGATGTTGCATCTCCATCATTATCAGAATTGGTTCAACACTCTGCTGGTGATAAGATTGTTTCAGGATCAGTAATCTACTCCTTGAGAGCATCTGGTGGTGCTGAAGGTACTGGTGGTAGAAGACTTCCTGCAACATCTGACTTCGACCTATCACAGATTACTGACTTAGGTAACTCTATATTAGGTGGAGATGGAACGTATCCAAACGGGCCTGACTTATTAACCATTGCTATTGTTCCTGTTGATACTGCATCTATTAACGCTGACTCACCATTAGAAGTATCCTCTAGGATATCATGGACAGAATCACAGGCATAGTGCTATAATAGTTCTAAGAGTTATTATGTAAAATTGAATTCTATATTATATGAATAAAAAATATTATTTTATGGGAGGGCTTCCACGTTCTGGAAGTACCCTCCTTTCTTCTATCTTAAATCAGAATCCAAGATTTTATTCAGGCCCATCAAGTCCTGTACTTGGTGCGATGGTTTCTACTCATGATAATTTCTTACAGAATGAACTATATCATGGGTATCCAAAACCATATCAGGTGAATGAAATTGTTGGTTCAATTATAGGTCATTGGTATAGTGATGTAGATAAACCAGTCATTATTGATAAGAATCGTGCATGGACATCGAACGTTTCATTCATTGAAGGATACTTAAACATAGAACCAAAGATAATTTTACCAGTAAGAAGGGTTGATGAGATATTAACATCCATACTTAAGATGATTCATCGCAATCCTTTTAAAGAAGGGCAATCAAGAATTAATTTTGTAGATGAATTTCTAGTAAAAAATAATACTCCTATCAATGATGAGGAACGTTGTAATCATCTTTTAAATCCTAGTGGTATTGTTTATGAGTCATTAAATGCTATCATGGATGGGTTTAAGGATCAAAAACGTGACAAATTTCACTTTATAGACTATAATGATTTGGTAAACGATCCACAGAAAGAGTTGGATAGTATCTATGATTTCTTAGGTGAAGAATCATTCGAACATAGTTTTGATGATCTATCTAATCAATATAGAGAAGATGATCTCAATACATATGGTCTAACTGATATGCATGAAGTTCGTTCGGACATATCGAAGACTTCTGATCATCCATCTAATGTTCTTCCCTCTTCTATTATTGATCTATATAATAGAAATAGACAGAACTTAGAGTTTTGGACTGAACCTGAGGTTGTTAAAATTAATCCTCCTAAAGCACCTACATCATATAATATCTTTTCATAATTATGGCTAAAAAATATTCTTTATTCCATGTACAAGGTGGGTTTGGAAAGCATATTGCAGCTACAGCAGTAGCAAAATGTATAAAAAATAATCATCCAAGTAGAGAACTAATATTAACTGCTGTTTATACAGAAATATATCAGAACCTTCCATTTGTAGATAGAGTATATCAATTAGGAAACACAAGTTATTATTATCAAACTTATGTGGAGGATATGGATTCATTAATCTTTGCTAATGAACCATACTTTACAACTGATCATGTAAATAAAAAACTACCTTTGATACAGACTTGGAGTAAGATGTATGGTCTGAAGTATAAAGGTGAGATGCCTCAGATTACATTCAATCATCTTCAAAAAAAGATTGCTAAAGAATTCTGGATTAATAGATCAAATGGTAAACCTATCTTAGTCATACAAACTAATGGTGGATTATTAAATGAGCAAAGACCTTATCTATGGGCTAGAGATATGCCTATAGCATTAGCACAGAAATTAGTAGATCATTATGAAAAGGATTACCATATCTTCCAGATAACTAAACCAACTGGTGAAGTATTAGATGGTGTAGAAGTTATTAATACTCCTATGAGTAACATGGAACTTGTAAGTATATTATTACAGAGTGAGAAAAGAATCTTTATTGATAGTTGTATGCAACATGCTGCTGCAGCATTGAAGATGCCTTCAGTAGTTCTATGGAATGGTACAAGTCCAAAAGTATTTGGATGGGATATGCATACTAATATACAAGCAAGAAAACCTGCTAAGTTTAAACTACCTAACAGTGTGTTCTTTGACTTTGATTTTATTGGTGTTGAAGCAGAGTATCCATACGTTGATGAGGAGGAAGACATCTTTGATTTTGATAAGATTATAGAGGCAGTCGGTTAACATGAATGTTATTGGACTTTATGGTGCTATAGGTTGGAACGTTGTACTTTCTAACAATCCTAAGTTAGAAAAGGAAGTAAATAATAGTTGGACACATGGTGCTAGTGTAACCTTATTTAAGGATGATAACCATATATGTAGTGTAAGTGAGGAAAGACTTAGTAGAGTAAAATATGATGGTAACTTCCCCAGAAAGTCTATAGAATATTGTTTATCTGTTGGTAATTTAGATAAAAAAGATATTGATTTGGTAGTCATTCCTTCTATGGCTAACCAACAATTTTATAAGTATTGGATCAATGGTACTGTTACAAAAAAAGTAAAAAGATATTTTCCAAATGCAAGAGTGCAGGTAGTATCTCATCACATATGTCACGCAGCATCAACAATATTTTCTTGTGATTATAATGAAGGTGCCTTCGTTACATTAGATAATGCAGGATCAGTTTTGTTTGATACTGTAGGACAGATATTTGCCTGTGAAAATCATTCATTAGGTTATTTTAATAAGAGAAAAGGTATATTCAAATATTTTCCTGGTGTTCCTCAGATGAATAACTTTGGAAATTATTATTGGTTGTGGGCATATAATATCTACGTTAATAAAATTGATAAAGATATTAAATTAACTGACCCATATTATAGAGAGACATTCTGTGGTAAGGTAATGGGTCTCTCTGCCTATGGAAATTTAAAAGAACTACCAAAGGATGGTAGGGTTGCTATGGAAGGTATGCCTCAGGTTGCTATGGAATATCTACCTCAGACAGGTAAAATGGGCCCATATGAAAACCTAACACCAGAAAATAAAGCACAACTTCTTCAGCATAACTTTGAACAAGGTATGTTAACGTACATGAAATTGTTGAAAGAAGAAACATATATTCAAGACAATCTTTGCCTTGCTGGTGGTGTCTTCTTAAATATTCTTGCTAACTCTGTGCTTCATGAGAATAATATTGCAGATAATATACACATACCACCATTCCCTGATGATACTGGACTCTCATTTGGAGCAGCATGTTATGGTATATTTAAAAATAAAGGGAAGGTAAACCTACCTCACAATATATCATTATTAGGTAAGACTTATACTGACGAAGAGATTGAACAAGCACTTGGAGATATTAAGTATAAGAAGTATGATAACTTTGATGAACTATGTGAGGTGGTATCAAAACTTCTTGCAGACAATAAGATTGTAGGATGGTTTCAGAACAGATCTGAATTTGGGCCTAGAGCACTTGGTTCAAGGTCTATCCTTATGAATCCTAAGTCTAAGAAAAACAAGAGTATTATAAACGAACGTATCAAGCATAGAGAGGAGTGGAGACCCTTTGCAGGTATTATGTTAGAGGAATATCAAGAAGATTATTTTGAGGAGACATATCCTAATGATTATATGCTATACTCTTTGACTGTACGGAAGCATAAGAGAAAAAATCTTGCTGCTATTACTCATGAAGATGGTTCTTGTAGAATACAAACAGTGAATAAGGAATTACATCCAGAAGTCACTACTCTTCTAGAAAAATATAAAGAAGAAACAGGGTGTCCTATTCTTCTAAATACATCTTTCAATGATAATGGACAACCAATTGTTGAGACTCCAGAACATGCTGTTGAGACTTTTAACAATATTGATTTAGATTACTTATGTATCGGCAATTACATTATAAATAAAAATTTCAAAGACACATGAACTTTACAGTTTATACGAAAGATAGTTGCACATATTGCGACAAAGTAAAACAAGTATTAAAGTTGACAGAGAGTAACTATGTGGTGTATAATTTAGGCCAACACTTTGATAAAGATTCATTTTTAGAAGAGTTTGGTGAAGGATCTACCTTCCCACAAGTTGTTTGTGATGGAAAAAAATTAGGAGGTTGCATTGAAACAATCAAATTCCTCAAAGAAGAAAAAATCATCTGATCCTAGCATAAATAAAACCAAGACCACTAATCGTGGTGTGGAACTCATGCTTTCGGGAGGTAAAAGAAAGAAGAAACCTTTTCATATAATATGGAACAAGATGATCTGTTTTTGGAATACAGAAATAGATATCTATTTTGAATTTTCCTTATCGGCAAGGAAAAAAACTAAAAAATAGGAGTGTAAAATGGATTTTACCATAGTAACCTTGACATTAACAACATTAGTGTCTATACTTGCATTATTAGTTGGTGGTATGATAGGATGGATGGCGAGACAGCATTCATACAATACAACACCCCAAACAGTGTATGCTCATCCAGAAATGTTTGATGAAAATGGTAACCTAGCCCCAGACGAAATTATAGCTGTACGTTTTGAAAATTATGACCCAGACACCGAAGAAGAAGACGACTAAACCTAAGAGAACTTTACAAGTTAAAACTCTTCCAGAACTTCCCCCTAATCCTTTTATATTTGAGATTCTTGATTTAGTATCAAGACAAAGATCTAAGGCCAAAAAGATAGAAGTCCTTAGAAAATATGATCACAAAGCATTGAGACAGTGCTTGATCTGGAACTTTGATGAAGCAATAGTTTCTGTACTACCAGAAGGAGAGGTTCCTTACGTAGGATATGATGAGAATGTTTCTTATAGTGGAACTCTATCTACTAAACTCACCCATCAGGTACGTTCTATGCATGAGAAAGGTAACTTCTCTTTAGGTGTAGGTGATCAGCAAGGTCATACTACTATTCGAAGAGAGTCCAGACATTTCTATAGGTTTGTAAAGGGTGGTGATAATGGATTGAATGCTATCCGTAGAGAGACTATGTTCATTAACATTCTTCAAGGATTACATCCATTAGAAGCAGAGATTGTTTGTCTTATAAAGGATGGAAGACTATCTGATTCTTACAACATCACAAGAGAAGTTGTTGCTGCAGCATTCCCTAATATTGTATGGAGAGATAAGAAATGACGACCACTAAAACAACTCCTAAAAAGAAATCTATTTGGTCTTCGGATGAAATAACTAACTTGAATGAAAACTATGGAACTGATATCGTTGTAGAAAATGGTACACAAGAGGAAGTTAAAGCAACTCAGGCACCTAATGATGCATATATTGTAAAGTATGTGTACGAGGATTCCGTTCGCTATGACCTCACAAGAGGGAGTAAAGTTTCTTTGTTTGATATGTACTATGATAAACTTAAACAAGGCCTGAAGTCCATAGAATACGGTAAGGGTACGATTAGACCTTCACTCTGGGGATATAAGTCACCACAAGGAAAGAAGAAAAAGAAATGAACTGTTGGCACTGTAATACTGAACTCATATGGGGATCAGATTTTGATGCTGAAGACTATGGATGTGAAGAAGAGTATTCTATTGTAAGTAATCTCTCATGTCCTAAGTGTGAATCGTTTGTGCAAGTGTATTATCCTAATGAAGATCAAAGACAAGTTTCTAGATAAACTAACTTTTCATAGAATTAAAACAGTTATTTTTAATCAAATTGAAACTCCTTGGATGTGTATCAAGGATATTTCTGGTGAAGGTAAGGAGAAAGATTGTTACTTCACTCATACATTATTTGAAACTCATATGAATGAGGACAAGGAACTATATTATAATGGGTTTCCTTGTAGTCCTCATCATTGGATTGCAGATATATTGAAAGAGGCTATAGGTGCAGAAACATTAATTAGAGTAAAGGCAAATCTATATCCTAGAACAGATATTTTACATAGTCATAGACCTCATAAAGATTATAAATTTGATCACAAGGCAGCATTGCTATCTTTGAATACATGTAATGGTCATACTAATGTTGATGGTACAAAAGTTGAGTCTGTTAAAAACAGAATGTTATTCTTCAACCCTCAAATCACACACAACAGTACTAACTGTACTGATGAACAGTTTAGATGTAACATCAATATTAATTACATGTAATCTCTGGCCACCAAAATTGACCTTAGCTTTCAAAAATCGGGTGAAAAAAACTCCGACATTTTTTTGAGCCACAGGATTTTGTAACACATGTTACAATATTACTTGACTATATACTATAACTGTGTTAGTATTAACACAATCGTTCAACCTGATACATTCAGGTCGCAAGTAAGCCGACTCGGAACGGATCGTTCATCCTATGATTGAAACCTTGATTGCTGCATCAACTGCTGTTACTACTTTAGTTACAGTATCATGCACCGACATTAATACTCTTGTAGATCGTGCTAAGGTCTATTCAGACATTAGCGATAAAGATAGGCAGGAAATTATTGATCTATATTATGATTTTGCTGAAAGGCAAGGATTAGATTGTAAGGACGCAAAAGCCGACTAAAGGAACGGATTTAAAAACCCAACTACTTTAGGAGTACCATCATGGCACAAGTCACATACAGAGGTATCAAGTACGATACCAACGACAAAAAGCAAACTAACTCTAACAAGGTTCAAGAATCTTATAGAGGTATCAAGTTTGAGAAGGAAGTTGTTACTGCATAGTATCAATTCCTGATATATCTAAGAGCATCTCTTGACAGATGCTCTTTTTTTGTGTAAAATACCTAAATACCATATAAAAATTATGGAACCGAAAAGAGACCAACTGAAATTACGACTTAGACAGGTTGAAATGGCAGTAGATGCACTTAAGGCAGAAATCTATTCTGACGTAGATGCATATTCCACTGTAAGTACCGCAGAAAAGGTATTAAACGATTATGATGAAATCTTTGAGGACGACGACGGATGAAAAGACAAAAACATCTTATAAAGAATTTAAAAAATGCAATACAACAAGACTATTTGTATAATGCTAATGAATTAGCATATATGAAAAAGCAACTTGCAATGCTTGAAGAAATGAATGTCGTTAAGAAAAAAGAAAAACCCGAAGGATTTGGTAAATGAACGTAAAACTTGTAAGTATCACTCCTGATGCGGAGCAAATGATGGCTTATATCGCCAGAGTGAGTAATCCCTCAAATCAAGATAATGAGAACTATTCTGGATTATTAAAATATTGTATTAAGCATAATCATTGGAGTGTATTTGAACAATCCTCGATGAGCTTGGAGATCGAGACAAGCCGAGCTATTGCTGCTCAAATTTTGAGACATAGGAGCTTTACGTTCCAAGAGTTCTCACAGAGATATGCAGCAAGCACCGCATTAGGCGATTTTGACCTACCAGAACTCAGAAAACAAGACACGAAGAATCGTCAAAATTCTACAAATGACTTGGAACCCGAATTAATAGACAAATTTGAGAAACAGATGATAACCCTGTTTAGTTCCTCAAAGGCACTTTATGAGCAAATGCTGAGTCAGGGTGTTGCGAAGGAATGTGCAAGAATGGTGTTACCTCTATGTACTCCTACCAGAATCTATATGACTGGAAGTTGTCGTTCATGGATTCACTATATTAACCTGAGATCTGCACACGGTACTCAAAAAGAGCACATGCAGATTGCAGAGAAATGTAGAAAGATCTTTATAGAGCAATTCCCGAACGTATCAGAAGCCCTAGAATGGGTCTAAATAAATTTACCCGATAAAATATTATGGCTACATATCCTGTTGTAAATACAAAAAATGGAGATAAGAAAGAAGTCTCAATGAGTGTACATGATTGGGATCAGTGGTGTGCTGATAACCCTGAGTGGAGTAGAGATTACTCTGATCCATCAACATGTCCGATGGCTGCAGAAGTGGGAGAATGGAGAGATAAACTACGTAAATCAAAGCCTGGCTGGAACGAAGTTCTGCAGAAAGCATCCAAAGCACCAGGTGCCCGTAATTTGAAACTATAAAATGGCCCGTAAAAGAAAAACCTCTGGGGATCAACCTATTGGTGTGGGAATGACTGGTAAACAGATGAAGAGGAAAAAACCTCTGAGTGCTGATTATTTGATTGATATCCAACCTCTTACTGATAATCAAAAAAGACTATTTGATTCCTATAAAGAAGGAAAACAAATCGTTGCCTATGGAGCAGCAGGGACAGGAAAAACTTTCGTTACCCTTTTCAATGCTCTAAAGGACGTTTTAAACCAGAAAACTCCATACGAAAGAATCTATATTGTAAGATCATTAGTCTCTACAAGAGAGATTGGATTTTTACCTGGTGATTATGAAGATAAATCAGACATCTACCAAGTGCCTTATAAGCACATGGTAAAGTATATGTTCGAAATGAACTCTGATGCTGATTTTGAAATGCTTTATGGGAATCTAAAAGCACAGGATACAATTAAATTCTGGAGTACCTCGTTTTTAAGAGGAACTACACTCGATAATGCGATTGTGATTGTTGATGAATTTCAGAACCTCAATTTCCATGAACTCGATAGTATTATTACCAGAATAGGAGAAAATAGTAAGATATGCTTCTGTGGAGATGCTAGACAATCTGATTTACTTAAAACTAATGAGAGAAACGGTATAGTGGACTTTATGAACATCTTGCGTAAAATGAATTCTTTTGATATAATAGAATTTGGAATTGATGATATCATTCGTTCTGGACTCGTGAAGGAGTATATTATTGCTAAACTTGAAATGGGTATGTAATGTTTAAACATGTTGATTTGAGTCTTCCTAAACTTACTAGGGAGACTATTGATGGAGTTCGTTATTACTCAGTACCAGACGAAGAAGAGTTACTTAAACTTGTTTCAATTACTTCCGTCACTAGCCACTTTAATAAAGACATCTTTGTTAATTGGAGAAAGAAGGTAGGTAATGAAGAGGCAGATCGTATCACGAAAGCGGCCACAACCCGTGGAACTGGTATGCACACTCTTACGGAACATTATTTAAGTAATGATGAAGTACTTCCAGAGGTTCCTCCTATGTCTGATTTTTTATTTAAAATCTCAAAGGGGGAACTTAACAAAATAGATAATATTTACTCTCTTGAGGGTGCCCTATATAGTAAGCAACTTGGTATCGCTGGAACTGTTGATTGTATTGCAGAATATGATGGAGAGTTATCAATAATAGATTTTAAAACGTCTAAAAAACCAAAGCCTAAAAAATGGATAGAACATTATTTTGTCCAAGCGATGGCATACGGTTGTATGTTGTATGAATTGAAAAATATATCAATTAAAAAATTAGTCATTATTATGGCTTGTGAAAATGGAGAATGTGTAGTTTATGAAGAGTACAACAAAGCAAAGTACATCAAACTTCTCGACAAATATATTAGAAAGTTTGTTGGAGATAAATTGGAAATCTATGGAACCGAATAAAGAACTTGAGCAAGTAATGGAGAAGAAGTTTCTTACTCCTGCTAAATTTGCAATGGAAATTGAGTCAATAGTATCTAAAGAAGATATGAATTATATTGATGCAATATGTTACTATTGCGAAATCAATGGACTTGAGATAGAATCAGTAACAAAGTTAGTTTCTAAACCACTCAAAGAGAAATTGAAGTGGGATGCACAGGAACTCAATTTTATGAAAAAGACATCAAGAGCAAAATTGCCTTTATAATGCCTACTAAATCTGAATTAACACATTATCGTCTTCAAGCAATGCTTAGGGAACATAGTTTCCCTGACCTTGAATATATTGGAGAACGCAAGAGTTGGAAATCAGGAGAACTTGAACATTGGTATCGTATAGGAAAGGCAGAAGTTCCTGTAGATGCTATTACAGAATTGGATATGGAAAAGGATGAAACAGATTGAAGTATTGCCTCAGACCATATATCAGTTTGAAGCAGATCCAAGGATCACAGAAACAGCATTAGAATTACTTAAAAAAGAAGAATTAATTCAACAGGGAAATGCTGAGGGTTATGAAGTTTCTGGAATGACTGAAGATGCTCGTCTTAATCTTAGGCCTGAATATGCAGATATCATGGATTGGATTCATGAGTGTTTAGATGAAGTAAGATTAATAAAGAATTTGCAATGTGAACGTCTACAAATTACTCAGTCTTGGGGTGTTACTACCACATATAATACACACCAATATAAGCATTATCACACCAACTCTTATATCAGTGGTGTTTTTTATTTGACAAATTCACCTACAGGAACTACACTATATCATAATAGTATATGGGAACAGGAGAATCCTCCATTGATGACTGTTAGACATCTTGCAGAGTCTCGTGATCTTACCCATAAAGTACGTGCAAAAGCAGGTACTTTAGTTTTATTTCCTTCTGCCTTAGAGCATGAAGTAAGACCAAGTAAAGATTTTGGTGATAGATACACTCTAGTCATTAATGCCTTTCCTTCTGGTAAAATAGGAAATTTTAGAATGTTCAATGGAATAGAAATTGAGATTAAATGAAAGTGACTCCATTTGAAACCTATCAAACTTATCTCTCTATGAAAAGTCATTTTACTAACCCCAAGTATGACTTTATAAAATATGGTGGTAAGTCAAGGGCTACAATGTCTGCCTTTAACAAAAGGAAAGACAAATACTGGTTTGAAAAGACATCCAGAAAATACTCTGACGAAGAAATCGTAAACTTTTTATTAGCAAACTTTGTAACAACCGATAACCCACAAAACTTATGGATTGGAGAAATTATAAATTCTGGAGAAAGAACATACGCAGACTGGAAAAGACGCAAACAGAGTTTGACTTACTTATTCAAAGAACAAACAGAGAAATTGGTTTGCGAAAACAACTTAGAAGAAGTATTCGATTGCTCGAAGGGACACCCATTAGTCCTAAAAAGATATCTGGGTGGAGAGATCTCGCTAGAAACGCTTACAATACTGGAAAAGGTCTTTTCTTTCGCAAAAAACTTTGATAAGAAACTAAAAGATCCTGTGTGGGAATCCGTCAGTTTAAAGATAAAAAAGTACATTCCTTTTATAAATATTAATGTATTCCATTATAAAAACGTATTAAGAGATATTATCAATGAGTGAATTTTTCCAATCAGAAATGGTTCGTGAAGAACTAAAAGTTATCAACGAACTTCAACAAGATGTTTATGGTTCACTCATGAATTTTAACATAATGCCTCATGACGAAAAACTGGAACACGTTGAAAAATTAAGTTCTTTACTTGAAAAGCAAAAGGTCATGTACACAAGATTATCCTTGTCTGATGATCCAGAAGCAGATGATATGAAAAAGAATTTAGAGAAATCACTTACCGTATTGGGTTTCCCAGAAGGTACTGATATGATCACACTTTTTAATGGAATGGCTAAGACCATTCAACAAATGAAAGACCATCTTGACAATTAAGTCAATGTATGGTATAATACAAACATCCAATTAATCCAATTAATCCGAGGTATCCAAATGTCTTTCGCAGACTTAAAAAAACAATCTAAACTTGGTTCACTGACTGCAAAGTTAGTTAAAGAAGTTGAGAAAATGAATAACAACGGTGCATCAGGCGATGACCGTATGTGGAAATTAGACGTAGATAAATCAGGTAACGGTTATGCTGTTATTAGATTTCTACCTGCACCAAATGGTGAAGATCTTCCATTCGTAAAACTATACTCTCATGCCTTTCAAGGGCCTGGCGGTTGGTATATCGAAAATAGTTTGACTACTCTTGGTCAAAAAGATCCTGTTTCTGAGTACAATACCCAACTCTGGAACAATGGTACAGACGCAGGTAAAGATACTGCACGTAAGCAGAAACGTAAACTCACTTACATTAGTAACATCTATGTTGTGAAGGATCCTGCTAATCCTGAGAATGAAGGTAAGACTTTCTTATACAAATATGGTAAGAAAATCTTTGATAAACTCACTGCAGCAATGCAACCTGAGTTCGAAGATGAAGAAGCAATTGATCCATTTGATTTCTGGCAAGGTGCTAACTTCAAGTTGAAGGCTAAAAACGTTGCAGGTTACAGAAACTATGATTCTTCCGAGTTCGCTGCTCAAAGTCCATTATTAGACGATGATGAAGCAATGGAAGGGTTGTGGAAGAAGCAAGCATCACTTCAAGAATTTGTAGGTGCTGACCAGTTCAAATCATATGAAGATTTGAAGAAACGTCTAGGTTACGTATTAGGTAACAAGACTTCTGCACGTCCTGCATTTGATGATGAATTAGAAGACTTAAGTGAAGGCCTAAACAAGGCAGAACAAGTTGTTGCTGACGCAGTTAAAGCAACTCCTACACCAGTAAGTGTTGGAGTTCCTGATGAAGAAGCGGAGGATGATACACTATCATACTTTGCGAAACTCGCATCAGAATAAACAATAAGAAAGGGGTCTCACGACCCCTTTTTTTATGCTGTTGTAATTCTAGTATTTTCTGTCTTACTTAATTTATCACCTAATCGTTGAGAAGATTTTTGAATTATCATTATATCTCTCATATCATTAACAAATTGATTAAGATAACGTTTTTTGAGAATATTTATAGAACTCTTATCAATATTCTTCTTTAGTTCATATTCAAAATTAGTAACTCCTGTGATCGTATCTACAGAAAGTGGTGTAATATATTGATTATTATAATAATAAGTAACTGAAAAATTACCATCAACTCTTTGACCTTCAGGAAGAATCATTCTCCCATCCCCATCTACAATTTCCTTTGTCTCATAGTGACGAACAGCATTTATATTTGCACCATACTTATCTGTACAGAAATTAAATAATTCTTGATTGGTTAGAGGCCAATCATCTCTAACATTTAAAATTCCTGCAGTTAATAAAACAACCCAGTCGAATTTATCATCACCATACAATTCTTCTGCAATAGTATCAGGTCTAGCACCCTCTCGAATTTCATACTTATCAAAGACAGTAAATACACCCTCTAAATCATCACGTATTTTGTTTCTTCTAAAAAGGTTTTTAACTACAACGTAACTTTGAGATGAAAGACTATCAGATAAAAAATTCTGATATGCTACATCTGGTAACTCTCTAAAATATCCCATTAGAATCCAACTCCATCTGAACTATCACCGTATGCTCCATAATCTTCATTGTAAACTGGGGTAAGTTCTTTAAAAGTTAAAGCCATACTCATAGCAACTGGTGAACCATCATTATATGTTGCCCAAGTTCCATCTGCAGTAAAATTAACATTACAAGATTGTAATGCACATAATTTAATTCTATTCAAATAATCTTGTGCTTTTCCAAGATATTGAATTTCAAAAACTTTTGGTGTTTTTATCATAGCAGCACCAGAACCTTCTGGAGCCATATTTCTCTTAAATGCTTTAATTATAGTTCTTACAGTCTCTGCTTCTTTTTGAAATCTTGGTGTGAATTTAAAAGTGAAACTGAAAGTTCTAAGAGTTGGCCCTTTAAATAACAATTCCATATTTGGATTTATTACTTGGCCTGAACCTCTTGCTGTTAGATCATCAACACTAATATTACCTCCAACAGCATTAACAGCCTGTGCTGCAAAATAATTTTTAACTAAAGGACTATCTTTAAGATTCTCAACCAGATTTTTTATTGAATTACCAGCTCCTTCTGTATTTCCACCCATCAAATTACCAGCTGCATCAACACCACCTGCTTGCAAAAAATTCATATTACCTTGACCCCAGTTAGCACTGTTACTATCTTGTAGTTGTGCGGGTATTGGTAGAATAATATTACCTAGTAAATCTGCTTTTAATGAATTACTATCTCTTGTTACAACACCTGCTCGTTTATATTTAAAAATAGTAAACTTTAGAAAATCTTGAGTATTATCTACGGTGCTATATGGATACCTCAAACCTGTAGGCAATTTCTCTGGTGCTGCTGGCTTTGCCTTAGCAGTAATCAGTGACTCATATTCTTTTATAGATTTATTATTTGACGTTGCAGTACTTTTGGGTGCACCCAATTCGTCTGTTTGTCCTGCAGGTAACATTAT